CACCGAGACGTATACGGCTATGACCACGGTCGAGCTTCATCATTCTCATCTTCTTCCGGTAACAGCGGCACGCGCCGACCGTATGCGCGCCACAGGTTGTCGCAACGCGCAGAGACCTTTGTAATCATTTCTGCTAAGTCCGCCTCGGCTTCTTCTTTCGTATCAAAGTCATTCCAATGGCTCCATTGGATACGTACGTGGTCTTTTTTCAGCCACAGCAACAAACCATCGTAACCCGCCGCCGTATCTAACTTCGCTTCAATGCCCGAATGTTCGAACGCAGCGTCCCACACATAGACCGTCGCCGTCGCCAAGTCTAAAATGCCCCGCAACGCATGGAACTGGGCTTCACGAAAAGCATCGCGCATCTCACCCGACGTTGGATTTCGATATACTTGAATACGAGGACCATCCTTGTCGTATGGATTTGGTAAAATCAAACAGAGGTCTTCGCGAAGTTTCTGCTCCACCAACCGCATCCATCGTCTAAGGTCATTTTCCATAGGCATATTTATAACATACGTTCGTCTAGGTGTGCTAACCGGATAGGCAGATTATTAATCATCGCGCTGTTCTACTTAGGTGTGGGTTGCCATTGTGTTCCCGATATGTTCTTGACAAATCAAGAGTTCATGCTAAACCGACTGCATGGAACTTCTTCGGTTTGAACGGCTCAAGGCACAGATCACCGAGGCCACCGCCTCTCAGGTTCTCGACCTCGAACGCCTCATTCAGACCATCGTATCCGAACAGATCGCAGAACTCCGTCTCGCACGGCGAACCAATCTCACTCTTGATCTGCGGCAATGTCCGCATTGCTCGACCAGAGGCGCAACATTGCATGGTAAAGACAAGCGCGGACGGCAACGCTTTATATGCTGCAATGGCAAATGCCACCGCACCTACAACATCTTGACTGGCACACCGATGGCGCGTGCTCGTAAGCCCGAGAAATGGGGTCAATATCTCAGCCACATGACTGAATACCGCTCCATCAGGAAGATTGTTCAAGCCGGTATCGGTGTAAACCACATTACTGTTTGGCGTTGGAGGCATCGCTTCCTGAAAGCCGCAGCAAATAACTCTGCGATTATTCTTTCGGGCGTGATCGAGGTGGACGAAACTTTCTTTCTCCGGTCGTTCAAGGGCAGTCGCGGCTGGAAGAAGGGCAACCCGCCCGAAAATCGTGCCGCTCGCCCGCGTGCATGGGGCGCCAGCAAGCCCGGCCTGTCGTCTGAGCAAGTACCGGTGCTGACCGCGCTGGACAACTCAGGCGGCATCTATGAGACGATCCTGACCTCGCTCCGTGATATCGAAGCTGAATTGGAAGGGCGGATCGCGCCCGGTTCGATTCTTTGTTCGGACGGCGCACATGTCTATGAGCGGATCGCAGACGCGGCTGGCGTAGAACACCGGAGAATCTTCATTCCGACGCAGACGCCGCGCTCGGTCAAGATGAACCCGGTGCCGACGCCAGCCCGTCGCGTGGGTCGCCTGAGTCTTGGTCGGGTAAATTCACATCACGGCAAGTTGAAGGTGTTGGTAAATGACCGGTGCCGTGGTGTGGCGACGAAATACCTTGCGAATTATCTTGGCTGGCATCGTGCGATGATAAAGAAGGATTTTGTAGGGACAATGTTGCTGGATTGGGCATTGGCTCTGGCGTAAGCCATAAAGCGAGACGGCAGCGAATGGTGGTGCAGTATTCCGGTTCTTGCTCAATCAAGATTGCATTGAAACCTTCGTGAGTTGCGGCTTCTCCGGTAGTACCTGATCCGGCGAATGGGTCAAGAACTGTGCCGCCTTTAGGCGTGACCAGTTTGCAGAGGTAACGCATGAGGTTGACCGGCTTGACGGTGGGGTGCTTGCTGCCATTTCTTTCTGATTTTGAAGGTTTAGCGCAGTAAAAAAAGCGGGCGGCTGATCCAGAGTCCGCATATGTATTGCTGGGATTGGTCGGGCTGTTCGCGTACTTCCCGTACACTGCTGCGTCGCGGTCATTAATATAGCCCTTTCGCATAGTGGTCTGCTTTTCACCGAACGCTGCGAACGCTTCCAATACTTCGTCTGAGCCGTCGTGAACGATGTTTGCAGGCCAACGTCCAGTCGGCTGCACGAAATCGCCAGCATCTCCGTTCCGGCGATAGCGCCAGTTCTCTGCGCCATCATATCGTTCTTGACCTGACTGAGCGTAAGCGCCGCCATTGAGATTTTCAGAAGTTTCTACTCGGCAAGCAGCGATGTTCATCGCGCCCGTTCCATGCGCCAACACGTTTTCTAACACTGTGCCGATCAATGGCTTGCGGAGCAGCCACCAATCTTCACACGCTGGCTTCAGTGCTGTCCCCCAGCCCTCTAAATCGCCAGAGAGATTGTGCGACTTCGGAAATCCACTTCCGAACAAATGCGCTACGCGATCCCTGACCTCCCATCCAGCATTTTCCCAAGCGGTCGCTGTCCAATGCGTAGTTCGAGGCAAAGCCCATACAAGCGCGTGACCGCCCGGCTTGATGACACGGAGGCATTCGGCGGAAACTTGCGTCATCCAAGTAATCCAATGGTCGCGCCCGCCTTTGTCTGAGTCCCACGTCTTACCCATGAACGAAATCCCAGCAGGCGGGTCGGTGATTATCGAATCGACTGAACTCTCTGGTAAGTTCTTCAGTACGTGCAGGCAATCGTCTTCATATAAAAATACAGACATAAATATCGGCTCGTAAAATTGATGCCTATATTTACCATGTTTCGCATACGCATGTATGTATTATTTGAACCCACACCTAAGTAGAACAGCGCGTTAATCATATACCCACACGACATGTGATTAAACCTCTGGTTGTGGACGCGCATACGCTGATCATCGACTTACTGGACTCGCCAGTCCAACCTGCACTAACCGGATAGGCAAATTAATCATTGTGCCTATCCGGTTAGCACACCTAGACCATTGTATGCATTAAATATACTTACGAGCACGAAGCGTCGATGTTTCTTGACGCACAGGGTTCGGCGTGAAAATATGATATGGCCTGCTCGTAAAATGCCCGAGAAAGATACCTAGCCAATGCAAATGCGTGAGATTATGAAAATTGCCGAAGGGAACGAAATACCTATGAGGCGCCCTGAGCCGAAAGTCGGTGGCTGGATATGGCTTGCCGGTAACACGATTCGGATTGAGGGGCCGTTTACCGTTGCTTATTTTGAGGTCTCTGACCCGAAACAACGGGGCGTCCGGAGCGAAGGGCTGCAAACGATCATCGATCGGGGATTTACGCCCCCGGAGGTGATGCGGGAAAAAGCCCGTAAAAAAAATGGTCTCACGGACGCAATTCGCATCAGCCAATATGAACAGACCGACGATCCCAAACATGGTTCCGCCTTTCGGGAGATCGGACGATGGGAAAGTGTTTCTGGTCGAGGCGAAAAAGTTCGTCGGATCGAAGTGCCGCCTGACGAGGTAAATCTGACCGGTGATCAGTGAATTCGATCGCTTATCGACAGATGCTGCAATGGCAACGCTTACCATCTAGCTCGATGATTTATAGTCGGATTATGGTGGCGATCAACCAGTGGTTCTCGCTAAGCTGGCCGAGACGCGCGCAGCCACTTCCTGCCTATGTTTTTGGTCCTGCTGTTGTTGCTTCCGCGACTTGTCTTCCTTCTTCCATATATTATCAAGGTCAAGGCAGGAACTTATCCCATACTCACGGTAACCTGTCTTAATGTAGGCGCGGGCTGAGTCCAACCAAGCTTCGTCAGTATAGCCGCCCTGCCCGCCTATTTCGTTCACGATCTTCATAGCTTTGCGCACTGCGGTTGCCCGGTTCCACGATCGATCTGTTCCAACCATTTCATTAGCGATGATCGTGCCAAGATATGCGATACGCGCATACTGATATTTGCCCACGGTCATCCCCTCCTCCTCAACTGGCTTAGGAGGAACGGGGAACACGTCTGTCGTAACATTTTCGACCAAGTTCATAATTTGGCGCATTTTCATCGATTGAACTTCCTTATCACATTATCTAATTATACCTTATTCGACCTCGGCTTGCACCACAAGCGCCCATACATGCTGATACAATTTGTAGAGACGACGAAGCAGAGCCTTCCGGCGCGGCTCGGTGAGCCATTTTAAGAACTCATCCGTTCCATCCCGATCTTGCGGCTTTAGCAGGTGTTCAAGGTCTTTCTTAAAATCGCCGGTCAGACCAACCTCATCAGCCAAATCTAATCGTTCCTCCGGAGCCGATGCACCAACCGAGGTCAGACTACTGACTAGATCATGGAATCGTGCATTGTATTCCAATGGTTTATTGAAATATCTTTGAGGATCGATACGATCCATATAATTTCCCACTGGGTCTGGTTTTACTTCAATATTGTCAAGACGTAGTATGTCTAGCATGTGTAGAAACTCATGCGCCAAAACGCGTACAAATGTGGGTTCAGTTGCTAAAATGCCTCCGCCGAAATTATTGACCTCGCGTAAACCATAAATCACCACGACTTGGGAATACCGATCAAGGACGATAGCTTTCTCGTTGCGGATTGTCGCACCAGTGACTGCCCAGCCTCCGCGACTTTGGTTTGGCGCCAACACAAGACACCATTCACTGAGGGCTGATTCATTTTCAGTTAATCCAAGCGTTTCCATGCGCCACATAAGGACCGTGTCGCGAAACAGCCTTGTCTCAGCATCTGCCTTCAGCCCATTGCGTATGCGTTCCGCGACTTGGGACGCCATGCGTTGAGCCTTGCCTCCCATCGCCACATCTCGCTCGGCGCTCTCACCAATGATTTCATAATATCGCATGGGGAGTATTTATGCGGCGCCTTGCAGTCTTACACCAGCCACCAGTTCATCATACGTGATGGTCGCTTTGTTCACCGCTCGCCGCAAAATGAAATGATCCAGCTTGCCGATCAGCCCACGCCGGTTGAACCGATACGACCATTCCCGCAGATACCGAGGCAGGTGCTTTGTACTAACTCCATGATGCGTACCGACCAGCCAAGACTTCACGTTTGAAAACAGGGTATGGACAACCGGCAAATGGGTTCCCGCCGCCTTGCCAGAGGCCACAGCGGCGACATGCTCGTAATCAGGTAGCTGCTTGCGATAGGCCGAAAAGCCATCTGTGGCGATCTTGGTGCCTTCCTTCACATTCGACCGGATGAAGTCACCAAGGACTTTGGCCGTCGCGTTGGGGACGACTGCGATCCGTACGCCACCGGCAACATATCCCTGTTTGCGGATGCCCTTGTGCTGTTTTTCGGTAGCGGGTATTTTCTCGACTACGGCAACGACCAGTGACTTGTCTTCATCCTTGGCACGACCTCGGTTGCCGGTTTTGCCTTTTCCACCATAAAATGTCTCATCGACCTCAACGAAGTCCTGCAACTGGAATTCAGTGCTTTCTGATAGGGCATGGCGCAATTTGTGCGCCATCAACCACGCCGTGTCATAGCGCAAACCCAGTTCTCGGCTCAAAAACATTGCCGATACACCGCGCTTATCGTGCATCATTAGATAGCTCGCGAGGAACCACTTGCGGAGGTCAGTGCGAGTTTTGTGGAAAATAGTGCCTGCCGTGACGGATTGCTGATGGCCGCAGTGATCGCAGGTGAATATGCGCGGGCGACAAGTAAGATGGTTTGCCTTGGCGCAAGAACATTTAGAACAAACAAAACCAGTCGGCCAACGCAAATCGACCAGTGCTTGAATACAAGCACCATCATCTGAGTATTTCTTAGTGAATTCCGAAAAGGTGCTCGGCTTGTTCATAGGTGGATAGTAGCAGTTACTTAACTTTTGTCAAGCAAGTTATTGAATACAAGTGTATAGGTGTGCTAACCGGATAGGCATATTAATCATCGCGCTGTTCTACTTGGGTGTGGGTTAGGGCCGAATCGAACTAAATACACACATGAAAATGCGGGATATTATCAGGATAGTTGAAAATTTACTGCCAAATTGGTTGACCGAGCCGCTGTATCACGGCACGGCGCGCAATGATCTTACCTTCCATCCCAAACGAGTTGCGTATTTTGCTGCTGATTTCCCATCCGCTCGGCGTCATGCATTACTCGACGCCGAGGTTGACGCAGGAACCCCACATGTCATTTGCGTTCGGCTGAAATCTCCGCGACCAGCCAAAATAGATGGTATCCTCATGCAAGATTTGCACATGTATCCGGCTGAGGTGGCAAAGCTCATGGCGCAGGGTCATGATTGTGCCATTGGAATCGGCTTCGCGTATGACGGCGAAGTAGCGGTGTTTCCCAATGCAAAAATGGACATCGATCAGATCGCCCTCATTGACGACCAAAAAGACCAACCCACACCTAAGTAGAACAGCGCGTTAATCATATACCCTGACTGGTTGTGATTAAACCCCCGGTTGCATCGATGCCTAGCGTACCCACTTCCTGCACTCGGCAGTCCAACCTGTGCTAACCGGATAGGCACACACCCTAAATATCGGTGACAGGTTAGGGGAATAGCACGTGACCGATATGGCCGCTGTGGCGAAAGAGATATTTCAGGTTCTACAACGGTTCAATTACACCGTCTCGCTGTATGACGACGATCTCAATGCCGTGGCTGAACCGGCCGAGGCGCGTAAGTTTTTCGCCGGGGTGCAGGACCCCAAATCCAGGCATCCGAAGCCGCATCTATTGGTGTCCTTGAAGGACGACGATGATGATTCGAGTATTCAGTTGTTGTTCGGCAAGTCGGTGCACGCCAACGCGATCAATGGATTGATGCAAACTGCGCGGGTCACCGCCACTAAATACAACATGACGTTCGATCCACAGCAGTATTTCAAAGAGATCAATCCGAAAGATACCGGCTTGGTCGCAGAGTCCAAGACACGAGGGTATGATATGCAGGTTTGCGAAGGGATGTACGGCACATCGAAGTCCAGTTACCTGAAGTTCGAGAACGCCAAGATGATCGTGCGGCACAAGACGCGGATCGACGATTCGCGCATTGGCGCGCGCGGCCGGTATGTCGAGGCGATCTTCGTGGAAAATGCCAGTGGCGAACGCCTGAAATTCCCCACCAATGATCTGTCCGCTGCGCGGGCGATGACCCAGCATGTCAGTTCGGGAGGCGATTTCCGCGACAGCCTGGGCGAGCAAATCGTCACGCTGGCTGAGGAATATGGGCGGCTGGGGACCTGTAGCCGGTATGTCCAGGCCAACGGGGCGACCTTGCAAGAGGGCGCCATGGCGGTGCGGGAAGCCTGCCGAACCAAGATGCTGGAACTACGCAAAACCTTCCAGCGCCTCTATCGGCCGACCAGCTATGCCCAAGAGGCGGCCGAGATGATGGATCGCGCTCACGTGCTGACGGAAACCGGCACGGCAATCGACGAAGGGCGGATCGATGAATTGCGGCGGCTGTTAAATGACGCTGATTTGCCGGACGCTGTCTATGAAACTGCTGCGCGTGCGGTGTTGGCTGGACAGCCGGTCGCGCCGGTCACCGAACGCATGATCGGCCGCGCTGGGGACCAGTCGCACTTGGCGGAAAACAATCCAATCATTCGCTCGCACATGGACTGGCTCGACCAGTTCGATCCGGATCGTCTCGTCGAATTTACCATGGGCAGTACCGACACCAGTTACGAAGACAACTATGATGCAGCGACCCAGGCAGTGATCGAGGATTTCGACGCCTCCGCCTTCGTCCATTCACCGGCGATGCAGGACGTACTGGACGGGCGTGATCCGGATGACGCCGAAGAAAACATCCTTGACGAGGAAGAAATCGTGGACGCTTTGCAGGACTATCTGCGAACCGTGTCGGATGTGAACGATCTCGGCGGCGATCTGCTCGGCGTGGCCGAACAATTGCTTGATCCGGCCTGTGAGGCGTTGCGGGATATGGGCTATGAGATCGAACCGCGCGAGGACGATCCGCTGGATGAACCGAGCGAGGACGATCCGCTGTTCGCCGAACCGGCGCTCGATGACACGGAGCTTACCGATGATATCGAGACGCCGATGGTCGAGGATGATGGCGAATTGACCCGCGAGGATATCCTGCTGCCGCCGAGTTCGCCGCAGAAATCCAAAAGCTTGTTCCAGCAGGTGGGCAAAAGTGCCAGACGCACCGCCAATGGCTATGAGCCGGTCGAGCCGGATGACATCGCCAAATCATTAAGCGCGGGTGCACGCGGAATTCTGTGAACCAACGGTGTTACGAACTGCGCTACCTTGTCGGCGAGACACCATGGACCGAAGTCTGGCACGCCTCGGGGGACGCGTCGCCCAGTGAATCCGCTCGGCACACCGAACGGCAATGGCGCCGGGTCCTGCGCACCCGTCCCGAGGCGGTGTTTGTCGGCCTGATCTGTTCCATGGCGGCGTTGTAGAGCGTCTAACAGACGGTCGCCTCGGGTCTTCAGCTTCCGTGGCTCGGTTTCGTTACATGAAAAAACTTCGCTTGCGGCAGTATTTTCAGGTTGCAAGCCGATCGTCGAAGCATAAATAGAGATATCAGCAGTCGATTAGGTTGCTGATGGCAAAGTCCCTTTACAAATTCATTGGCAAACATTTTAGGCAAACAATATGATTGATCCACGACTAGAGCGCATGCGCGCCGCGATGCGCGAAGATGCTGAAAAAAAGGCCAACAATGGCCGTTCTGTTAGCAGTGGTGGCGATAATGCCGCCTACCAGTTTTACAATATTCCCGAAGGCCAGACGGCGACTTTTCGCTTTCTTCCGGACAAGGACGATTCGAACGTGTTCTTCTGGGCGACCAGGGAGACGATCCGGCTGCCATTTACCAGCGTGGTCGGCGGCAACTTTCCCACCGATATGCCGGTGCAAGTAACAGTGCCGTGCATGACGATGTTTGGCGAAATCTGCCCGATTTCCGTTATTACGCGACCGTGGTGGAAGGACAAGGCGAAAGAGGCGTTGGCGCGGACCTATTACAAGAAGCGCTCCTATATCACCCAGGGCTTCGTTGTTTCATCGCCGTTTCAGGAAACCTCGGTGCCGGAGAACCCGATTCGGCGGGCGCTCATCGGTCCATCCTTGCTGGCGAAGCTGAAAGCTGGACTGACGGATGCGGAGATGGAGCATTCCCCTACGGACTATCTAAATGGGTGCGATTTCCGCATTCGCAAAACCAAGAAGGGTGAGCATAACAACTATGATACCTCCGAATGGTCGCGCCGGACGCGCGGCCTGACCGAGGCCGAGCGGCTGGCGATCGAACAATATGGTTTGTTCGATTTGAAACAGTTTCTCGGGACCAAACCGGATGCGGCGGGGGTTGAACTGATTAAGGCGATGTTCCAGGCCTCGTTGGCGCAACGCCCCTTCGATGTGGATTTGTTTGGCGAGACCTACCGCCCCTATTCGGCGACCAATTATGGCGATGATGACGTGGTGGCCAAACCGGCTGAGCGCATCGAGACCCGTACCGAGACCCGCCATCACGACGTGGCTTCGGTGGCGGACGAGCCGAACGAGACGGTGGCGACGGACGTGGCGGATATCACCAGTCGCACCGACAATCCGGCCGACCTGTTGACCAAGCTGCGGGCACGCACTGCGAACCGAGGCTGAGTTTGAATTGACATCAAAAACACCGTGGAGCCGACAACTCCACGGTGTTTTCTTTTGGGAGACCGTCATGGTCGCTGCATTTGATTTTACCAAAATCCGCAAAGATCGCAATAAACGCTTGAATATGCGGGCGGGTTTCGATGATCCCATCACATGGCTGGATACCGGCAACTACGCTCTGAATAAGATGATCTCGGGACAGTTCAAGTTGGGTGTGCCGCTCGGGGCCGTCACCGTGTTCGCAGGCGAATTCGGCTGTCTGCCTGCGAAGGCACTTGTCCGTATTCGGATCGAAATGGAATTTGAAACCAGAACAGTAACAGTCGGTGAATTTCGCGATCTATGGCACCGTGATGATTTGGACATCGAGATCGACACTCCAGACGGATTTCAGAGGATTACTGCTTGGTTCGATAAGGGGCCTTATTCGATTTTACGTATTGAGGCGACGAATGGCTTGGCAACACGGTGCGCAAGCTGTCACCTATTGCAGCGATCCAATGGTACATGGGCACTGGCGTCCGAACTTACTGTTGGTGATGAAATTCTCACCGAAAATGGTCTCAGCCGTGTATCCTGCATGAGCGAAACAGGCGTTGAGGAGTGTTTTGATTTTGAAGTCGATCATCCCAATCATCGCTATTGGGGGGATGGGTTCTCTAGCCACAATAGCGGAAAATCCTATATCGTTTCCGGGAACATCGTCCGCGACGCGTTGGCGCAAGGCTGTCATGTCATTTTGCTCGATTCCGAGGACGCGCTGAAAGCCACCTGGATGCGCAATCTCGGCGTTGATCCGGACCATCCGAGGCTTACCAAGGAGATCGCCTCCACGGTCAATCACATTGCCCAATGTGTCCGCGATTATACCGAAAGCTATGTCAAGCTGTTTCAGGACACCCCGCGCGAAGAGCAGCCGAAGCTATTATTCGTGGTGGACTCGCTCGGCATGGTCGAGACCGACAATGATATTGAGCAGTTCGAACGTGGCGAGATGAAAGGCGACAAGGGGTTAAAGCCCAAGATGCTCAAAATGCTGGTGGCGAACTGTATCCGACTGTTCGCGGGCTTCCAAATCGGCTTAGTGGCGACGAACCATACCTATAAGAGCCAAGACATGTATGACCGGGATGACGTGATCAGCGGCGGCTCCGGGTTTTTGTTTGCCGCTTCGATTATCGTCAGCATGAACAAATTGAAGTTGCGCGAGGATGAGGCCGGTAACAAGATTTCAACGGTCGCCGGGATTCGGGCGAAGATCAAATGTGTGAAAACCCGTTATGCCAAGCCGTTTGAATCCGTCGAAGTGTTGATCCCCTATTCAAAAGGCATGGATCGGTTTTCCGGTTTGTTTGACCTGTTCGAAAAAACGGTGTTCACCAAGGAGGGTAATCGTTACAAATACATCAGCAATGACGGGGCCGAACATAAGCTGTTCCGAAAACACATGACGCCGGAATTCCTCAGCATGGTAATGGATGAATGGTCGGATGCCAAAGTGGCGCAGGCCGTCGTGGTGCCCGCAGAAGAGAGTATCGATGAAGACTAAACCGGGCCGGGGACATACATAGCCTCGGCCTGAGCGGGCGGTGCGTTCAGGCCTGAATTTAGGATGCATTATGACGAGTGAAGCACAACTGGTTTTAGCGGTATGGGAGGCGGCACGCGATCACGTGCCGCACAACAAACGTGCGGCGATTGCCGAAGATATTCTTTATGCTTTTGTCGATTTTGGCTTCGAAGCCGAAGAAATTTCGAGTATTGTCGATGAGGACCCTAGTTTAGCGGCGGCGTTCGGCCAAGTATTCCCCGATGAGGACGATGATGAACAGGAGGAATTGTGATCTCA